AAACAATCTATTGGTCAGATAATAGAATATGGAAGTGATAGATATTTTGTAAAAATAAACGCTGTGGTGCAAGGGGAGGCTGTTGAAAAAACAATCACGGTAGATGGACCAACACTTAGAAATAAAAAATTATTTTATGACTCTGTGATTAGTAAAGCATCTGTCTGGATACCAGAGATGAAAGCTGCAGACTTTGAAGAGATTATGCGTAGAAAATATGAGGCAAGAGAAAAATCAAACAATTACGTAGAAGAAGCAGAAGAAGATTTACGATTTGTAAAACATTTTAGAAATTATATCTCGGAAGAAAAAGCGTACACAACTAAAAAAGAATTGGCATATTTTGGTTTACCATATTTCAACACTCAAAAAAATATTTTAGAATTTAATTTAGATAAATTTGAAGATTATCTGCACAAACAAAAAATAAATTTACCAAGAGTTGATCTTGTTATTAAATGTCAAAATATTTTAAAAGCAAAAAAAAATCATGGTAAATATGGAACAAAATCTTGTGTGTCGTGGCGTATGGTCGGCCAAACAATCGACAAAGAAGATTTAATAGTAGAAGGTGAATATCAAGAAATAAAAGATAATGGAGGACAAAACAATGAATGATAAAGACTTTAACGGCATTTTAATCAAAAAAAGCACATTTAAAGATGTTAAAATGATTGAAAGGTTAATAGATAAACAAGCAAAAAAACAACCTAAATTTATATCAGGACCACCAGGAACTGGTAAAACTTCAAAGTTTATAACTCAAAAATATGTAGAGTTATTAAAAAAATATTCTCACAATGAGATAATAATATTATCACATACTAATGTTGCAGCTGATGAAATAAGAGATGCAATACTTAAATTACCTGAAGTGAAAGAAAAAGGATTAACAAAAAAATCTTTAAAATATAAAATTTGCACAATACACGCATATTGCAAAAGCAGATTAGTTGGACGTAAAGAAGTATTTAGCTATGAAGATCATAAAAATTTATCGGTGATGGATTCTTTGTTTAAATTACAAAGAGTAACAGAGTCAGAATTTAATTCTGATAAACATAAATTTTATAGATATCTTGCTGATGCTTATGGTAGAGGCAATAGTTTAAAAGAACATTGGAAGACATGTAATAAACAGGTTTATAAACCATATAATTTAAATTCTATAGAACAGATGGTATCTTTATACGAACAATACAAACATGATAATCACGTCTGCGATTACGCTGACATGATACAAGATTTTATAGATAAGGCCGTAGATCCAGATATAAATGCATTAATAGTTGATGAGGCACAGGATAGTAATGTGCCACAGAGAAAAGCCCTTGATAAAATGGCAACAAAAACAAAAGAATACTATTTTGTTGGTGATGCGGACCAAACCATATTTGAATTTGCAGGATCCGATGCAGATTATTATCACAGACTATCAAGAAACGCAGAACAATTAGAGCAAGGACATAGATGTGGCGTAACCATAAATAACTTATGTAAAAGAATAATAAGACCAGTGTGGGATTACTACGGGTATGAAAGAACTTGGAAACCAACAGCTGTAATAGGTAATCATTATCACCTACCTAGTTTAAACAAAAGGTGTAGCGCTATGGAAACTTTGTTAGATAAAATAAATAATACTAACGAAACTTTTTTATTTACATACAGAGGCACGCCATCTGATACATGGGTCAAAAATTTTTTTAAAGCAGAAGGCATAGAGTTTGCACATGTGGGGAACACGGCTCACGTGCCAAAGAAAGAATTAAGGTGTCACAAACTTTGGCCAGAATTTTGTAGAGGCACACCCATGCCACTTAAACAAATAAAAGATTTTTGGGACTATGCAGGTAGTAAAGTTATAGTCAGAGGCAAAGGTGAGGAGAGTTTTGAAGAATGGGTAGATAGAGAATATACGATAGACTACATGATATATCACAAATATTTAAAAGAAGATGCAGGGAAAGAAAGAGATTTTTCTTTAATCAGAACACAAAGAGGTAAAAAAGAGGATTACGAAAAAAGACTCATCTACATTAGAAAGATTCTAAACAAGGGTTTTGATGATGGGGATGTGAGAGTAAAATATGCAAACATACATACGGTAAAAGGTTTGACATTTGATAATGTTGTTGTTGATCTAACAGCAACAAGACTAGAAGATTATTTTACACAACTTAGATTAAAATATGTTGCATACAGCAGAGGTAGATTTGATTGTTGGACTGTGGCATCACAAGGTAAATACACACTGGGGGTTAGATGAAAGATGATGTAGCATTAATAACTGTTATATGCATAGCAACTTTTTTGATATGGACACTTTAAAATATAAAAACATTTGTGGTGAGGACTTTAAAACTAAAACTAAAGCTTATAAATTTTTTAGAAGTTTAGTTAGAGAAACTAATAACACTGATTTAAATTGTTTAGAACCTGTAATTAATTTAACAGAAGAGACTGTTTTAAAAAATTCACACGTTATTAATTTATTTGAAAATTATTTAATAGATGGTGATTGGTATGGAAGAAAAACTAAAGGTCAAACCATAAAGAATTTTGTTTTAATAAAAGACGACTATGGTGATCGTTGTCTTGGTTTTAAATTAGAGGATGATTCTATTGAATCAATTACTGCTAAATCATATTTAATTTGTTTTGGAAAAGGGACTCAAACAGATGATGAAAAACTACACTCTGCCATGAGACATGAAGTAAAATATCAGTCACATGAGTATAGAGATAGGAATCAACACATTCAAGAATGTTTTGATTGTCCTTGTCCAAAAGAGGCTGGTTTAGAAGTTGATCATGTTATTCCATATAAAACCATAGTAGATTCTTTTTTCACTATCCACGATAGAGAAGAATTTAAAAAAAGCATGAACAAAGAGGTAGAGGGTTTGTATTGGAGATTAAGAGAGGATCACAGAAAGATATGGAGAGAGTACCATAAACAACATGCAAAGTTTCAATTACTTTGTAAAGAGTGTCATAAACATAAAACGAAACAAGAGAGGAGTAAGAATGACAAATAAAGAAATATTTAAAGGCACAACATACAACTCACTAGAAGAGCAGGTTGGTGGGAAGCACTACCGTTCTATGAAAATTCAACCGGCAGAGTTTATCAACGAAAATAAACTCTTGTTTGCTGAGGGTAATGCTATAAAATACATATGTAGACATTCTATGAAGGGAAAGGAAGAAGATATTAAGAAAGCAATACACTATTTAGAAATGATATTGGAGAGAGATTATAATGTGTAATACACCAGAAGATTTAGATCTTAATGGTATAGATACTGTTGCGGTAGATATAGAAACATACGATCCTAATCTTAAAACAAAAGGTTTAGGTGCCATACGTAATGATGGTTACATATGTGGTATTGCAGTTGCAACAGGAAAAGAGACAGCGTATTTTCCTCTACGTCACTCTGATATATTTATAGATTATAAAAGAGACGAAAAAATATGGGACACGCTTAACAAAAAAATATTTCAAAACGAAAATATTACAAAAGTATTTCACAACGCAATGTATGATGTGTGTTGGATTAGAGCCGTGACAGGTATGAAAATGAAAGGTAGAATCGTTGATACAATGATAGCGGCATCTGTTATTGATGAGAATAGATTTAAATATTCACTCGATGCATTGTCAAAAGATTATCTTAACGAAGAGAAATACAAATACGATTTACAACAAAAAACTTTAGAATGGTCTGGTGGCACAGTCAAGGACCCGATGACTAACATGCATAAACTTCCTGCATCGATCGTAAAAGAGTATGCAAAGCAGGATGTAAACTTAACTTACAAGTTATGGAGACTTTTTGATAAAAAACTTGACGAAGTATTATACACTAAACCAGAGGACAACGAACAAAAAACTTGTAGACAAATATTTGAATTAGAAACTAAATTATTTTTATGTTTGGTTGACATGAAATTCAAAGGCGTTAGAATAGATGTCGCAAAAGCCATAGAGTTTGGAAGACATCTCAAGAAACGTAGAGATCAAATAATAAAAGCAATAGAAAATATTACAACAGTAAAAGTTGACATTTGGGCTGCAGCATCAATCAAAAAATTATTAGATCACTTACACATAAAAGATTACAAGATGACTCCTAAATCTAAGATGCCGCAATTACCAAAAGATTATTTGCGAACACACAATAATAAATGTTTACGTATGATCGCAAAAGCTAGAGAATATGACAAAGCTGTTAACACTTTCATAGAGGGTTTGTTAGAATATGTTCACGAAGGCAGAATACATGCAGATATAAATCAGATAAGATCAGATACAGGTGGCACAGTCACCGGTAGATTTAGTATGTCTAATCCTAATC